TTTCTGGATAAAGGAAGACGCCAATAACGATGTAATGGTTAGTTGCCGACAATGTGGCAATTACGCTGGCATAAAAGACGCGCTTAGAAACCAGAGGTTGTGGCCTGATGAAAATGAGAAGCCAATGACAAGGGAATACACAATAAGCTGGCCTGAGCCAGAGCCAGAGGCAACGCATCCATATCTGATTAAGAAAAAGATCGGCCTTGGTAACGCTAAGATAGATGGTAATCTGCTGGTCATTCCAGTGATAAACGCTCAGGGCAAACGTGTGGGCGTCCAGAATATTGATCCAGCAGGATCAAAGAAATTTTCTACTGGTATGCCAGTTGTCGGAAATTTTAGCGTTATTGGCGGCAAGCTAAACGATTTAATTTACGTATGTGAAGGCTGGGCGACTGCAATGTCAGTGCATCTGGCTACAGGCAGGCCAACAGTATTCGCATTATCGGCTGGTAATTTAACTGCTGTGATAGGTGAGCTTTTCGAGGCACGTCCAAATTTACGCATTGTGGTAGCTGGTGATAATGACGAGGCTGGCATGAAGGCCATTGAGAAGTGCGTTAATGATCATAATGTGCAATCTGTTGTGCCTGATGTCGAGGGCTGGGATTTCTCTGATATGTGGATTAATCGTGGAAAAGAAGCCACAGCTAAAGCACTGGAGATTAAGAGTTTGCTCGATCAGGTGTTTTTCCCTAATGATGCAGTCGCACAGCTCGACAGGAGCTACTTAGTGAAGGGCTGGTTTGGTCAGGGGCAATTGTCGATGGTGTATGGCGCGTCTAATGTTGGTAAATCATTTTTCGTGCAGGACATTGCGTGGCATGTATCTGCGAGCCAAGATTGGCATGGAAATAAAGTTAAGGGCGGCGTGGTGCTATTCTTGGCCTTAGAAGGCGGCACAACCACGCATAATCGTATTGTGGCGCTCAAACAGCAGTACCCAGAGCATAAGGACGTGAAACTGGCTGTGAGGCCGTTGCCACTCAATTTGCTGGATGGTGAGGTTGACGTGAATAAGATCGTTGATCTATGCGAAGAAATTAAAAGGATACACGGCGACATTGCAATGATTGTAGTGGATACGTTATCTCGATCAATGCCTGCTGGCGATGAAAATTCTCCTGCGAGTGCAACTGCTGTGATATCTGCTGTGGATAAGATCAGGGCTACAACGAGCGCACATCTTATGCTGGTGCATCACTCTGGCAAAAATCTGGAAGCAAAGGCGCGTGGTCACAGCTCATTACGTGCGGCTGTGGAAACTGAGATAGAGCTGAGTTACGACGAGGCGACAGGTTTGCGAACTGCATTGGCTACCAAACAGAGAGATCTGGAAGGCGGCAGGAAGTTTCACTTCAAGCTGAAGGTAATCGAGCTGGGTAATGATATGGATGGCGATCCTGTTACAACTTGTGTGATTATCCCAGCCAGCAGTGACGATGTTGAGAAGGCTAATAAGAAAGCGATCAAGGGTAAAAATCAGATCTTATTTAAGACGTGCTTCCAACAACTGCGAGGTGAGGGCGTGGGTATGTCTAATCCTGCTGGCGTTGGCTGGCCTGAGCCTAGCACGTTCTGGGTGATTAAAGAGGAAGACATCAAGAAGCATTTTGTAGGTAAAATATCTGGCGTGGCTAATCCTTACCAAATATACAAGCAGGCAATAAATGGCCTTCAATCCGCTGGTCATATTGTCCAAAATGAGGGCTATATATGGTTTTGCGATGATTTCGGGAAAGTGAGCTAAAATGGCTACTAATAATGTACTAATAATAGCTATTATTAACAACAATATCAAACACTTAGCAGAACAACTAATAAAAACAATTATTAGCTCGTAACCCAACTAATAATAATAATATATACCTTAAGGTATATTATATTATTATATTATTAGTCAGGAATATTATGAGAAGGCAAAATCGGAGTTAAATATTATGGAGCATAAGATGAAGAAAGAGATTAACATTAGAACGGCTGGTGGCAAGCGAGGGACGAGCGAGGGCGATGGGGATCAAGCATTGGATCAACAGAGTATGGTGAGGTCGGACATATTGGCGAAGGCAAACATTCTCATAACAGGGGATCGTGCGAGGCAGTACGGAAGTGCAGAGGAAAACTTCAATTGCATTGCGACTATGTGGACGGCGTATCTCGGCAGGCATGTGTCGGCGTATGACGTGGGAAATATGATGGCGCTATTAAAGATTGCGAGGATGCGTAACGGCGTGCATCAGGATAGCTCAGTTGATGGGTGCGGTTACCTTGCACTTGCTTACGAGTTGTCAAATGAGGTCACATAGACTTGAACTAAAGCCTCTCTTGAGGCATACTATAGTCAGTGGGTTCTCCTCCCTCTAAACGTGTTGTTTTTGCATTTACAACATGTTTCCCACTGAACTAGACCGCGTAGCTTCTCCTCCTCTTCCGAGCTACGCGGTCACATTACAAGGTTAGATGACGTGTCAGAGTTTAACATTAAATTAACACTAGATCTTCACTGCAATAATACTGATGAGAACGATCATGAGCTGGACATATTGTGTGACTTCATAACGGATAGATTGCATATTGTCGGGGCTGACGTTGTTATCCAATCGCTGGCAGAGGCACTCATTGAATTACACGATCAGAATGCAGAGGATAAGGCGAGGCAGTTGCATTGATGTTGGTAGCATTGCTCTATAAAAAAGACATTGAAGCGTCGTCGCAGGCGCGTGAGCGCGTAACAAATAGCAATTCTTATGTCAATACTTTCGGGAATATAGAAAGTTAACATAATATACATTATCGGATATTAGAGGCATAATTAGCAGTATATCTAATGATATCAATAGGTTAGGCGGTTTTATAGCAATATACAGGTGATTTGAGCTATGCGTTGTTAATTTTATGTGAAACTAGATAATATAACCCCCCCCCATGTGACAGCTAGAGGGGGGGGCGTTTGCTATATTTTCACGCACACGAAGACCCCCCATACCCCCTTGCAATATAACGCTTACCTATTGTAAAATTTAAAAAAAATTGGAGAATATTAATGGCTGGCAAGGCATTACGAAGGAAGATCCTAGCAGATGTTGAAAAGAAAGGCGGCGTAGATTACCTGTTTGAGCAAATCGCATCAGGTAATACTTTGACGAAAATGGCTGTAGAATATGGATGTTCCAGACAATACCTCGGCTCGTCACTGAATAAAGTGCCAGAATATGAGAAGGCCATGAACGAAGCCAGACGCCACGCCGCAGATGCCCTCGTCGAGCAGGGCTTAACAATGGTAGATGATTTGGATGGTGGCTCGACAAGCAGTGAAATAGCCGCCACGAGAGAGAAGGTGCAGTGGCGTAAATTTATGGCAAGCTCGTATAACCAAGATAGATACGGCACTAGGCCACAGACAAACGTAAATATCTCAGTTGGCGACATGCACTTAGACGCCCTACGCAAAGTTAATTCTGACTTGGCGGCTATCCATAAAGAAGATCAGGAGCGTGAAGCAAAGACGATTGACGCAGATTATGAGGATGTAACCAATGAGTGATAATCCATTAACAGAGTTTGTCCTGCGCTATCGAGATAATCCAGTGCTATTCGTGAAAGAAGTGCTGGGGGCTACGCCATACGATTATCAGGAAGAGTTTCTCAATGCCATATCTGATGGTGAACGTAAAATGTCTGTCAGGTCTGGGCATGGTACAGGTAAGTCAACGTCGGCGTCTTGGGCAATGCTTTGGTTTCTCCTGCTACGTTTCCCAAATAAAGTCGTCGTCACAGCGCCCACATCAAGCCAATTGTTTGACGCATTGTTTGCCGAGCTAAAGCGATGGATAAACGAGTTGCCACCCCACCTACAGCAATTGTTAACTGTTAAGTCAGATCGTGTGGAATTAACGTCAGCCGCATCCGAGGCATTTATATCTGCCAGAACGTCACGCGCAGAAACGCCAGAGGCATTAGCTGGTGTGCATTCCGAGAATGTTTTATTGGTAGTTGATGAGGCATCTGGTGTACCTGAGAAAGTTTTCGAAGCGGCGGCTGGGTCAATGTCTGGTCACAGCGCAACCACGTTATTATTGTCAAACCCGACGAGATCCTCTGGCACATTTTACGAAAGCCAAACCAGAATGTCCAAGAGCTGGTGGACGAGGCGCTGGTCGTGCGTCGATAGCCCACTTGTGTCTAATGAGTTTGTCGAGGAAATGCGTGAGCGATACGGCGAGGAAAGCAACGCATTTCGCATACGTGTTCTCGGCGAATTTCCTATGGCGGATGATGACACGATTATACCATTTCATTTAGCCCACAGCGCAACGCAACGAGATATTGAGATGACGCCTGACATAAAGCCAATATGGGGCTTGGATGTTGCGAGGTTTGGTACTGATAAGACTGCATTATGCAAGAGGTATGGCAATGTCGTCACAGATATTGACGCGTGGCAGGGATTAGATCTCATGCAAACTGTGGGTCGAGTTATGGCAGAATACGAGGCATTACCAAGTAGCCAGCGCCCGACAGAAATACTTGTGGATAGCATTGGAGTTGGCGGCGGTGTAGTTGATAGATTACGTGAGCTGGGCGTGCCAGTGCGTGGCATTAATGTTGGTGAAGCGCCAGCTATGGGCAAGACTTACATGAATTTGCGTAGCGAGCTGTGGTTCAAGACAAAGGGCTGGCTCGAAGATAGATCCTGCAAAATTCCAAGAGATGACCAGCTCGTCGCAGAATTAACTGGCATACGATATGCGTTTACATCGTCAGGCAAGATGAAGGCCGAGAGTAAGGACGCAATGCGAAAACGTGGCCTAAAGTCGCCAGATCTCGCAGATGCACTATGCCTGACAATGGCGTCAGATGCAGTCACGGCACTGTCTGGCAATAATAATAACTGGAATAAATCTATTAGGCGCAATTTAAAGGGAATTGCATGAAAAAAAAATTTTTAAATTTGTCACCTAAGATGAAAAATTTATTAATGGCTAAATGGATAAGGGAATATGTGCAACGCGGATTATCCTTGCAGGATGCACAACACGCCGCTCGGTGGAAGGCTGGCGAGTGGAAGCTATCAGAAAGAATGCGTAACATACTGGCGTCAATAGATGAATTGTGATATGGTCGCATAATATACAGCAATGAGGTTTTATCATGAAAACGTGCAAGGGATGCCCTACCAAGTCAAACTGTAAGGCTAAAGGTATGTGCTTGAATGGCGGCTATGGTAAATAGAGGCGTACTAAATTTCCTCAATCAACTTGATGAGGGCAAGCGATCCAGACGCAATAGCTTTGCGGAGCGCGTTGCTAATTTCCTGACGCCTAATGACGAGTTTGAATATCGCGGCGGATTGCTAAGCAATATGGATGGCACATCCGCAATGGATCGTATTGGCGAGAAAACGAGCTACGGCACGTTAGGTCAAGCCAATTTTGCTGGCAATGATCCGATCACGTCGTTTCCTAATCAGGTGCCACAAGGCACAATGGCTAGGGGCGCAGATGCTACAGGCGGTCAGATTGTGCGTAGTTTAATTCTTCCAGTTGATGTTATGCAGACGATTATGTCATCAAATCTTGCAAATAAGCAGGGATTTGTAGAACTCTTGGAATACAAGATGAATAACGAGCCAGAGAGTTACAGAAGGGTTATGTCAAACCCAAATGGCTTATCTGAGTTAATGTATTTATATGCCGCATCAAATGAAGCGAGAACACCTAGCGAGGAAATGTCACCTAGATTGCAACAAATGCTAGATGGAATTTTTGATGGGACTGCTTGATCAACAAAGCTACGCAGGCTACGCAGATGAAGGCCAGCGACTTGCAGTAGAGCCGATGAGCTTTACCCCAATGGACGCCGCAAAATTTATAGCTGAGGCCACGCCTATCATTGGCGATGCTATGGCGGCGAAAGAAATATACGACGAATTACAAAAGCCAGATCCTGATCTTGGATATGTTGCTGTTTTAGGTGGCGCGGCCTTACTAGGTTTGATCCCACTTATTGGTGAAGCGGCTTCTCCTGCTATTAAGAAAGTAGGCAAGGGCTTACTTGATATGGCAGATCGTATTGAGGTTGATCCAAGTGTGATGGGATCTACGTTTGGTAATATTAAATTAAAATCAAAATCGAGTGATGTTCCTCGAAATATGCCAGAAAATAATGTTTTAGATGCAGTTGATAAATTAACGCCAGAGCAAATAAACGCGGCTACTAAATTTGAAAGAAAGTCTGGGTTTGCAAAGCCGCGTGTTGGTGGTGGTCGCGCAAAAGATCCTGCATTATTTACACCATTTTCATCTAAAAAACAAACAGGCATCCCACCAAGTGAGTGGAAAGTTAAGGGAAGGAAACTTAGCTCAGAAACTGTAGATCCTACTTTTAAAACTGCTGAAGATTTAAAAAATGAAGGCTTTACAGATATGTTTGGCTTTGTAGCAGATGGGACTATAAGTGATACTGTCATTGATGAGATTAATGATTTAAAATTTAGTAGACCAGTTATGCAACAAGGTGGGCATGAATTTGGAGATAAAGGTAAATTAGGGTTTGCATCAGATAATGTAGCATTAGAAACAAAAAGAAAATCTTGGGAAAAAATTGCACAAGAAGGCGGAAAGCCTATTGTTAGCCCTATGACAATGGGTGCGGCTGGTGGTGATTTTAGTATGCACCAAACAATGAATTTAGCTCAAGCTATACTTGCAAATGCCGATAATATAGACCCTAACTTTGTGCCTCTTAGGGGTGCAATTAAAAATAATAATAGACTTTTACCAGAGGGCATGGGTCTACTTAGCCCAGAACTACCAGCTTACCTATCGACATTAAAAGGTGGGGAGCGTGCGGCTTTTGTAAAGTCATTAGATACAGCGCCAGCTTTAGCGGCTGGTGTTCCAAGTGTAGGCGCTATCCGATGGGCAACAACTGCTCCAGAGTTAACCAACCAGCCACTTTTAAGTAGTGGATACAGAGCATTTCAGCCTGACGTTGAAAATTTCTTGGATTATGGAAACACTCACGCATCATACAATGCTACTATAGATAGGGTTGGCAATAATATGACGATGGGTGATGTCCGCCCTTGGTATATGCAATTTCCCGATGAGGCTTACCCAAAAATGGTAGCCAGCACCCCAAGCGGATCAAACATGCTAAAGACAGAGGCTTTACCTAAAGACATAAGAGGCTTTCAAATGAATCCAAACATGTCACAAAAAATAGATAATGAGTGGGTTGAGGTAAATATGATGTATGATGAAATATTAAAAACTCAAGGCAGACAAGCCGCAGAGCTATTTGGTCTGGATGCTTTAGTTAACCGCGCACAGAGGTTAGGTAATTATTAAAAAGTCATAACTGGCGCGATCTTTGTAAATATGATATATAGAAATAAAACTAGGGGCTAACCAATGCCAATAACAACATACGCAGAATTAAAAACGACACTCACAGATTTTCTTAATCGTGATGATCTTACTTCTGTGTCTAGCACATTTATAACTTTGGCAGAGACTGATCTAAATCGCAGATTACGCCACTGGAAAATGGAAGCCAGATCCACTGCCGAGATCGACACGAAGTACAGCGCGATCCCAGCCAATATGTTAGAGCCTATCCGCTTTCACATTACGAGTGGCGAGACAAACCCACTAGAATTAATATCGCAGGCAGAACTATTAGACAGGCAACAAAGAGCTGGCAACGTATCTGGCAACCCAAGATATTATGCAATGACTGCTGGCGAACTACAAGTACACCCAGCGCCAGACGGCGTATACAATGCAGAATTATATTACTATCAAAAAATCCCAGCATTATCTGACAGTAATACAACTAATTGGCTTCTGGGCGAATATCCAGATGCTTATTTGTATGGAGCTTTGGTACACTCAGCCCCATATTTAAAAGAAGACGCTCGAATTACGACTTGGGCGGCCTTGTATCAAAGCGCTGTTGACGCAATTAATGCAGTCAGCGATCAAACTAAATACGGCGGCTCTGGTCGTCGAATGAAAATAAGGGCATATTAAAATGAGTTTTTCAAACGATTTCGAAACAAGAGTATTAAACTACGTGTTTACTGCATCTTCAGTGACACGTCCTACTGCGTGGCACATTGCATTATACACAGCCGCACCAAGTGACACTGGCGGTGGTACTGAAGTATCTGGCGGAGCATACGCTCGTCAGTCAGTTGCATTTACTGTATCTGGAAATACTGCATCAAATACTGCGGCAGTTGAATATCCCACAGCTACTGCATCATATGGGACAGTTACACACGTTGGCGTGTTTGATGCATCATCTGGCGGCAACCTAATCGCATACGCGGCTCTAACAACAAGTAAAGCGATTGATACTGGTGACGTATTTAGACTACCAGCAGGCGATCTTGATATTACGTTAGATTAATAAATGGCTGAATATCGTGGTGGATTTGGACGAAGTACATACGGCTCATATAATTTTGGGCTAGATGGATTTGTCACCGATGGAGCTGGTGCAGTTGTCGCTGTATCGGCTACAGCCTCTTCTGCTATACGTGCTAGATTAAGTGGATCAATTGTAATTACAGCGTCTGGCACGACTGCATCTGCTGAACGTGATAGAACATCTGGCGCTACAGCCTCATCTACATTATCTGGCGGAGCTACATTCGTATTTTCTGTTGTAGGCGCATCAACAATTAATACAGCGTCAAGTGCCACAGCCACGTCCAATAGAGTGCAAAGCACTGGATCGACGATAGCCACATCCGCAACAAACACGTCAGATATGGAACGTGTGCGTGAAGTTGCGTCAAACAATGTTGTGGGCGTATCGAGTACAGCATCTACTGGAGCTGGAGTATTTCAATCCAACGCAACAATAACTACAACCTCATCTGTCACTGCGACGTGCAATAAAGTTATGTCATTCGCTGGGTCAACATCTGCATCCACGACGACGACATGCAACGCAGTTGAGAAATGGGAAGATTTACCAAACGCAACAGAAACATGGCAGGCAGTGCCAAAAGTAACAGAAACATGGCAGGCAGTGCCAAAAGTAACAGAGATATGGACAGCCGCATGATGTTGCAATTTAAACATTTTTGTGGCAGTATGCGATCAGCGCCTACTGCGTCTTTCTCTTACATTGATGAACGATATTAGGCCGCAAGGCCAAACATAGGAGTTAATTATGGCAGATACTACAACAACCACATATGGTCTGGTAAAGCCAGAAGTCGGTGCATCAGAAGACACTTGGGGTACAAAGATAAATACCAATTTGGATAACGTCGATAATCTGTTAGATGGTACGACGCCTGTAACTGGTATCGATATTAACTCTGGATCGATTGATGGAACGCCAATTGGTGCAAACTCTGCGTCAACTGTTGCGGCTACCACAGTAAGCGCAACTGGTAATATTACAGTTGGTGGCACAGTAGATGGTGTAGATATTGCGGCAAGGGATGCAGTTTTAACAAGTACAACTGCAACAGCCAATGCCGCTTTACCTAAAGCAGGCGGTACTCTTACAGGCGACTTGTTGGTGGGTACTACTGATACTACACCATATAATAATAGTGCAAATTCAACTGCGGATAATGGTATTGCACTAGGTTCTTCTGGCATTTTTTCAGTAGCAAAATACAACGACAGCCCAATTATTGCCAATCGTACAGGCAGTGATGGCGGTGTAATAAAACTACATAAAAACGGCACAACTGTAGGTAGTATTGTAGTTGACCCAAGTAATATTGCGATAGGGTCTGGAGACACAGGTATATACTTTAATAGTGGAGATGATGCCCTCATTCCCGTTGGGACTAGTAACAATTTACTAAGTTCTAGGGATAATGCTATTGATTTAGGCAGGACTAGTACACGCTTTAAAGACGTTTACCTATCAGGCGGTGTATACCTCGGTGGCACTGGGGCGGCTAATTATTTCGACGATCTGGAGTCTGGAACTTGGAC